CTAAGACGATCAATTTGGGTCTTTTCTATGGTATGGGTAAAAACAAATTACAAGCAGAGCTGGGTGTAAGCAAGTTACAAGCTGATGAACTATTTAAACAATATCATACTAAGGTACCTTTTGTTAAACAGCTCATGGATGCAGTGATGAGTAGAGCACAGCGTAAAGGTAAGGTGCGTACGTTGCTGGGTAGACTATGCAGGTTTCATTTATGGGAGCCCAATCAGTTTGGTATCCACAAACCATTGCCTCACGATGATGCGCTCGCGGAACACGGACCAGGGATTAGAAGAGCATATACGTACAAAGCTTTGAATAGATTGATACAAGGATCTGCAGCTGACATGACAAAGAAAGCTATGATAGATCTACATGCCGAAGGCATCATACCACATCTACAAGTGCATGATGAATTAGATATATCTATACAGAATAAAGCAGAAGCTGAAAAGATAAGAGAGATAATGGAGTCAACAGTATCACTTGAAGTTCCAAACAAAGTAGATTATGAAGAGGGTGAGAACTGGGGTAGTATCAAATGAGGATTTTATATGGCATATTTAAACGCAAACATTCCTGTAGAGTACGCTCAAATAAAAAGAGAGTATCTTTATGACCTTAAGAAACATCATGGTGAAGTTGAAGACTGCATTATTTTTGGTCTTTCGGCTCTTACAGGGCGTAGTATCCTTTTTCATTGTATTATGGAAAATGGAGCTGTCTACTATCGTCTCCCGATATCTGCGTTCATTCAAAGAGGCTTTAAGCCAGAAGAAGTTCCTAGACGTAGACTTGACGAGTTACAGCTTTGGAATTGTTTCAGTTATTATCCTGCTGTTACTACTTGGGATATTTTAGAAGCACAAGCTGGTAA